AGTTGCTTATGACTCCTCTACACTCCCCAAAAGAATACTTGTTTAATCTTTATACAACAAGTTCTGGGGAGGCAAAGAGATTATGGAGGAAACACATAAAGGAACAATGGGAACACCGATGTGCATATTGTGGGTCTGAAGAGAACCTCACCATTGACCATGTAGTTCCAAGATCAAAGGGTGGGTCAGATTTCTCAAAAAATGTTGTCTGTGCCTGCCACGATTGCAACCAAAATAAAGGTCATACTCCTATGGAAGAGTGGTATTCTTCTCAGGAGTTTTTTGATATTGAGAGATATGAAAAGATAAAGAATTGGATGAAACCAGAACCTCCTACAAATCTTTATCGTTACGGAACAAGAAGAAATATCGTCTTATAAATATATCAAAAGGCAGTATATACTGCTTATTCTGGTACATACCAAGACATAATAAATGGCCACTCCGATTCGGATTAAGAGGTCTGCCGTAGCTGGTAAAAGACCGACAACTGAACAACTGCAGCTTGGTGAATTAGCTGTAAACTTTTATGATGGTAAGGTATTCTTTAAGCAGGATACGAACGGAGTTGGTATTGGAACCAGAATTGTAGAAATTGGTGCAGGAAGCACTTCTTTCGTAGGTAAGACATTATATGTAACCAGTAACGGAGATGATGAAAATACTGGTTTAGATGATAAAAATGCAAAGGCAACCATTAAGGCAGCAGTTGCACTTGCGGTTCCTGGCGATACTATTAAGGTTCTTCCAGGAACTTATGTAGAAGATAATCCTATTAATCTTCCAGACAATGTTTCCGTAGAAGGTGCCGAACTTCGCCGTTGTTTAGTCCAACCACAAAACTCTGGCGAAGATTTGTTTTATGTTGGTCAAGGAAGTCATATTACCGATTTAAGTTTTGTTGGTTCGCCATCAACAAATGGAGCAGCAGCAATTGCATTCAGACCTCTGTTGGGAGTATCAACCGATAGATTCTTTGATGCTGCCAGAATGATTCGTCTGAACCTTGACTTTATTGCAAGGGAAGCAGTTGGATATTTGACGAGCACAGATTATAAAAACCCAGCATTTGTTGTTCCGACAGGAGATTCCACTGACTGCTCTGACGACATTAAGGATATTTTTAGAGCAGTCTGCCACGACATTACAAGAGGCGGAAATTCTAAGTCCGTTGGTGCAGGACAATCATATTACAATGGTGATAGTTTACTTCACATTACTGGCACAGACGTTAATGGTTACAGCGTAAAAGACGCAACGATTGATACAATTAAGTATGCAGTTGGTATTGCATTCTCTTGTATCAATAATGTAAATTGGACGGGTGGATATCAGAATGAATACACTCAGGTAAGAGATTTGAGTATGCAGGCAGATCCTGCTACTGGTTCTAATACTGATATTGGTTCTTGCTCAAATGTTCTTTCGGCAGTCAATACCTGTGCTGGAATTGTAACAACCATTATCGATGTTGGATATGATGCTTCCGGTATTACGACAAACTATCCTGGAAATGGTGGAGCAATTAACTCTGGTATTATAGACCCATCATTATCACCATTACAAGGAACGGGCATTATTACAAAAGGTCCTTATATTAGAAACTGCACTAACTTTATTCCTAATAGTATTGGTGCAAAGATTGATGGTTTTAATGCTGATGAAGGAGACCAGGTAAACAACATTGGTGTTCAGGGTTCATTTAATGTTGACTCTTATACTCAGTTCAATCAGGGTGGTATTGGAGTATCAGTAACCAACGGTGCCTATGCTCAGTTGGTTTCTATCTTTACCATTTGTGATGATACTGCAATCTATACTGCAAATGGTGGACAATGTGACCTTACAAACTCCAACTCTTCCTTCGGAACTAGAGGATTAGTTTCTGAGGGAATTGGTGATGAGTATAGTAAGTGTAGTGATCGTTATACTGGTGATGTAAGTGCTAGTGCCGATCAGTTGCAAAATATTGTAGTTGTTTCTGGTCTTGGAAATAATAGACCATATCAGGGACAGGCACTCTATTTTGATAGAAAGTATTATGCTGTAAGTGATATTAAAGTCACTAATGGTGGTTCTGGTTATGTGGACGCATCTCCACCATTAGTGACTGTTGATGCTCCAACTGGACCTGGCATTGCAATTCCTTGTCAGGCAACTGCTACTGTCGTTAATGGAATTGTTACTCAGATCACAGTATTTGGTGGAGGATCTCAATTTGAGGTGGCACCAAATGTGACAATAGCACCACCTACAAGTGGTGTTCAGGCGACTGCACAGGCAGAAATTGAGGCAATTTATTATGGAGTATTAGAAGCAACTCCACCAGTTGCTGGTGTATCAACTATTAGTTTGATACAAAACTTAAATAATGATGTTGGTATTGGAACTACTGTTTTCTTTGCAAGACAGAGTTTCCAAATTGTAAGCTCACATTCATTCCAATATATTGGTGCAGGTAACACTATTGAAACTGCATATCCTTCTAGAGGTGGAGTGACAATTCAAGAGAATGAAGTTGTAAAAATTGACGGTGGTGAAGTTGCATATACTAGCACCGACCAGGCAGGTAACTTCAGAATTGGTGATGGCGTTGAGATTAACCAGGCAACTGGAACTGTAACTGGAAGCATTTATATTAAGAGTTTATTTACACAAGTAACACCATTCATTCTTGCATTAGGAGGAGATTAATCAAATGGCAGTTGCAGCAGCAGCGGTTAATGTATTCCGCACAATTACCACAACAGTTGGTACAAGTACAGTTGGAATTTATACTGCACCAATTGCCTATACTGGTGTTGTATTGTTAGCACAAGTTACAAATACGGGTACACAGACAGAAACGATTAGTTTTGGTTATCAGAGAGATGGAGTAGATACTCCAATCGTAACCGATTTGGCTATACCTGCAAACGACACTGCAAATTTACTTGTGGGAAAACTTGTAGTTGAAACTGGAAATACTCTGACATTAGTTGGAAGTAATGCAGTTAATCTTAAATATCTTTCTAGTATTCTGGAAACATCAAATCTCTAATACCTTTTAAGTACAATGGTAGCACCAATTAAGTTCCTTAGTGGAAGACAACAACAGCAAAAAATAGGTGTAGAAGGAAGTACTGAAAATGAAAAGGTATTAGAGGTAATTGGTCGTGTAGGTATTGGAACGACTATTTTTGAACCATCTAAAACTTTAGATGTAAGAGGATCTATTCATACCAGAGATGATCTTTTTGTTGATACTGGAAGCTATTTAACTACCCTGGATGTCTCTGGAATATCCACCTTTGCATCAGATCTTGATATTAATGCTTCTGTAGACATTTCTAATGATCTTAATGTCTCTGGTATAGCAACATTTTTGAATAATGTAAAAGTCAATACTGCAACACTAGGAACTAGAGGAACAAATAATCTCTTCTTTGGTTTTGGTGCATTAAATACGGTAACCGCAGGTATTAATTGTGTAGCAATTGGTGTACAAGCACTCAATAGTAATAACGGAAATGATAATATTGCTATAGGATATAGAGCACTTTATAATAATCAATCAGCAAATAATACTGCTATTGGATTTAGAGCACTTGAAAACAACCAAGGATTAAGTAATACTGCGATTGGATACTGGGCGATTAGAGATAATACTACAGGAGCTTTTAATAGTGCTCTGGGTAATGATGCTCTTTTCCAAAATATTTCTGGTAATAATAATGTTGCAATGGGTAAAAGATCTGCGGGAGAAAATCTCTCCGGTAGTTATAATATCCACCTTGGCTCATATAATGGAAACACAACTAATAGATCTGGTATTGTTGTTATTGGTTCTGGTGGTGGTAATGGAGTCAATGCATTTGATGTTCCAAAAGATGCAAATAATCAATTAGCAATTGGTCGCAATATTTCTGGGACCAACAATTATTGGATTGTGGGTGATGAGAATTATAATATTGGTATTGGAACGACAAATCCGACAGCAAAACTTGATGTTGGTGGCAATTTAAAAGTATCTAATAATATTGATGTTAATACTCTTTATGTTTCTGGTGTTTCTACATTTATTGGTGGAATTACTGGCACAATCTCCACTGCTACAAAACTAGAAAACGCAAGAACTTTTGAAATCACGGGAGATGTTGTTGCTTCTCCAATTAGTTTTGACGGCACTGGAAATGTATCATTAGCAGCAACCATTCAACCAAATAGTGTTGGACTAGGCACGGACACTTTTGGTGATTATGTTGCATCAATTAGCGGCACGGCAAATCAAATTGCAGTTGATGTGACTTCAGGTGAAGGAACCACACCAACATTAAGTGTTCCTAATCAATTTACAACCCCACAAGACGCAACGGTCACAAGAGACTTAAATGTTCTACGTGATTTAAATGTAACTGGAAATATTACTGTTGGAGGAACATCCGCAACAATCTTCACCACTCAATTACAAGTAGAAGATGCCGACTTAATTCTTGGTGTAAGAACTGATGGACTCGGTAATGATATTTCTACCGATAATACTGCAAATCACGGTGGTATTGCGATTGCATCAACCGAAGGCAATCCACTTGTAGATTTATATGTTGCTGGTATTGAGACAGTACCAACCACATATAAGAAGATTATGTGGTTTAAGGCAGGAACCTTTGCTGGTCTTGGAACTGATGCCTGGTTATCAAACTATGCTGTCGGCATTGGTAGCACTCAATTCCCAACAGGAACAAGACTTGCTGTTGGTGGAGTTCAACTGACTGATAATGATATCATTCAAGTCAGAAACATTAATGCTTCTGGCATCTCGACTATACCAATTTTGAAGAGCACTAATATTGAAATCTCTGGAATATCTACCTTTGCATCAGACCTTGATATTAATGCTTCTGTAGACATCTCTAATGATCTTAATGTTTCTGGAGTATCTACCTTTGCATCAGACCTTGATATTAATGCTTCTGTAGACATCTCTAATGATCTTAATGTTTCTGGAGTATCTACCTTTGCATCAGATCTTGATATTAATGCTTCTATCGACGTAGATGGTCATACTGAGTTAGATGATCTTAATGTCTCTGGAATATCCACCTTTGCATCAGATCTTGATATTAATGCTTCTGTAGACATTTCTAATGATCTTAATGTATCAGGTGTTTCTACATTTGCTGATGTCGTTAGCATTGGTGCAACAGTTGGTATTGGAACTATTATTGACATTATTCCTTATGATACACTTAATAATGGAACTCTTTCCTTCGAAGGTTCGGAAGGCCAGTTATTCTCTATTACTAACAACCTGACTTCTGGTTCTATTTTTAGTGTCAATCCAATCTCTGGCATTCCAATCATTGATGTTCATGCAGATAGAACCATTAGATTGAATCCTTTTGGTGGCAATGTTGGCGTAGGAACCACAAATCCAATTGCAAAACTTGATGTTAATGGTAGTTTTAGAGTTAGTGGTGTTTCCACTTTCCAAGATGATGTTAGTATAGGTGCTGGTGGGACCACAGCATTCTTTGATGTAAGCACTGGTAATATTGGCATCGGGACTGATAATCCACAGGCAAAACTTGATGTTAATAGTGATATAAAAATTAATGACATAACAGTCGGTAGAGGTGGTGGAGATGTAAGCACTAATACTGTATTGGGATATCAGGCATTAGAGTCTAATACTACTGGACAATATAACGTTGCTACTGGATATCAAGCACTTTATACCAACAACGGTGGAAGTTATAATGTTGCTAATGGATTTGAAGCACTTTATTCTAACACCACTGGATTTAATAATGTTGCTACTGGACGCCAAGCACTTCGTTCCAACACCACTGGAATCCAGAATGTTGCTAACGGATATCAAGCACTTCTTTTTAACAACGCATCCAATAATGTCGCTACTGGATTCCAAGCACTTTATACCAACACCATCGGAGACAATAATACTGCTACTGGATATCGAGCACTTTATGACAACACCATTGGAACCAATAATGTTGCTTATGGATTCCAAGCACTTAATTCTAACACTACTGGAAACTTCAATAGTCACTACGGTTCTTTCACTGGAATATCAACAAATGCATCCAGAAGAATTGTAATTGGTTCTGGTACTGATGGTTCAAATCTTTTCGATACACCAGACACAACAAAAGATACTCAACTTGCAATCGGTCATAATGTATCTGGTACTTCCAGTTATTGGATTGTCGGTGATGAGAATTATAATATCGGTATTGGAACGACAAATCCGACAGCAAAACTTGATGTTGAGGGCAATTTAAAAGTATCCGGAATAATTACAACATCAACATATGATACATTATATACAAGTTCTGGGTCTGTTGTTTCAACATCTTCTACTACAAGTCAAGTTGGAATACATTCTACACTATCAATTACATCTTACCGTTCGGTAGAATATACTATTCAGGCAACTCAGGCAAATAATTTCCATGCAACTAAAATACTTGCTTTACATGATGGAACAATTGCTTACCCTTCTGAATATGGTACAATCTTTAATAATACTACTATTGCATCATTTGATATCGATGTTTCTGGTGGAAACATTAGATTACTTTCTACTCCTGCGAGTTCTGGTATAACTACTTATACAATTAATTTTACTGCAACTAAACTATAAATAATAAAAAATAAACCAAAGGGGATAGTGAACCTTGGCTAGTCAAAGTTTTAGAGTAAAGAAGGGACTAGAAGTAGGAGTCGGTGGAACAATAATAACCACTACCGAAGATGGAAATGTTGGATTAGGAACTACAAATCCAACATCAAAATTACAAGTTTCTGGTGATATTAAAATTGATGATGGAGGAACTTACTCCATTACAATTCAATCACAAACTCCAACAGCAGATAGAGTTATTACTTATCCCGACAAAACTGGAACCATAGCTTTAGTAGCAGGTTCATCGGGTCAGGTAACTTTTAATCTAGCAGGAATTAATACTGGAGATTCTAATTTTACTTATGATGCAACAAGTGGATTGACATTAGGAAAACCATTAACTGTAACTGATAATGTTAATATCTCTGGTATTGGTACGATTGCAACCTTAGATACCACTACAGGTACTATTGATTATTTAAGTAATACTAATCTCAATACTTCTGGTATTGGTACGATTGCAACCTTAGATACCACTACAGGTACTATTGATTATTTAAGTAATACTAATCTCAATACTTCTGGTATTGCTACCATAGCAAATTTAAGAGTCGGTATTGGATATACTGTATTGCCGTTTAGTGATGCCATTGGATATGGACTAAATGTTAGAGAATTTGGTGCAACTGGTGATGGAGTTACGGATGATAGGACTTTTATTCAAGCAGGAATTAATTCTGCAAGAGCAACTGGAAAACCATTAATTTTCCCACCGGGACAATATCGTCTTGGAACTAGAGGATTGAGTATTAGTGGTGATGTAAAGTTAATTGGTGCTGGTGGAACTATTACTTGGGGAGTCCAAGATCCATTATTTGCACTTGGTGCTATTATTGGTTTAAGTGGTGTAAATTCTAATATTATTATTGATGGTCTTAAATTTGAATCAAATGATAATAACCAAGCTTTCAATAGTTGGTTTAATAGTGGTTCTCTTGGAAGATTTGAATTAAGAAATTGCGAATTTAGAAGTGGTGCTGGAACTACTGTACCAAATTTATTGGAAACTGGCGATTCTGATATTGAAGAAACAAAACTAACAAATTGTTATTTCTTCAATACTGGAAATATTTGGAGAACTAATTACTCCACTGGTACTCATAAATCTGTTACAATCGAAGGTTGTACTTTTGATGAATCTCCTGTAATTGGAATGAACTCACCCTCTGGTTATGTAAGAGGTGTTGTTATTTCTAATAACCAAATCAAAAATATTAGTTCTCCAATTCAAAGTGATGGGGGAGATTATGTAAGTATTGTTGGTAATGTTTTTGAAAACGTCGGTGTAGTTTATCTTCCAGAGCAATTTGCGAAAAGAGTTGTAATTTCCGACAATATGTGTGTGGATGTTGGACAACTCATAAAAGGATGGTCACAATCAGGAAATTTTGTTATTACGAATAATTCAATTATTGGCAGAAAATTAAGATTTAATCAAAGATTTGGAGTTAATGATTACGATACTACAACTGTAGGAACAGCAGTTACTGTTCCTTGGAATGTAAACAGTTATCCTGGAGAATTGAAAGTCTATCGTTCTACTCCTCTAAATGGTGGAGTTGATGAGTATTTGATGAGTCCTTATTCTTATACTTTTACATCATCTGGTTCTGGAACTAGTGGAATTAGTACAATTACATTTTTTGGAAAATCGTATTCTCTAACTACTTTTAAGGTAGAGCAATATTTGATGCAAGGTTCCGCAGTCGTTGCTGATGATTATGATTCATATAATAATGGAGTACAGGGGGGAATTATTGCCAATAACTTCATCGAAGGATTTGATGTAGCATTTGATTTGGAAACTTCAAAATATACTTGGACAATAGAAAATAATAGAATAAGAAACTGTAATGTTGCTTTTCGAATTTTTGGTGATGGACAATATAAAACTCCAGTTTTGGGTAACAATAATACTTTAAGTGGTGTTACTACAGCAGTTCTTGGAGATTCTCCAATTGAAATAGGTAAACTCAACTATGAAGATGTTAGAGATTTCTATATTGATGTCCCATTTTCTGCGGATAACATACCAAACTTAGTTAATGTAAATGATTGGGATACAAATATAAGAGGATTTAGTTGCCCTGGAATTTCTGCAAATAGAACCATAGTTTCTAATAGAACTGGAACACTTGCATCTTCCGGTGTCTCTACGATTACAGGAATATCGACATCCAATATAGTAACCGGACTTGTTGTAAGTGGAAATGATGTCTCAAGTGGAATAATCACAGCATTTGGTTCTACGACACAAACATTAAGTAATCCAAGTAGTACTGTTGTTATTAGTGTTGGTGCTGGTTCCATCACAGTAAATAGACCATTCACAAATGTTGGCATAGCAACCACTACATTTACATTTACAGCTATAGAACCAAATCGTATACAATCTGCAGACAATCAGATACAAATTTTACCTTCCTTACCATATCATATGGTGGGTAAATTAAAAGTTAGAACAACAGAAATTACATCGGGACAATCTCAATTTTTTGGAGAATATGATATAAGATATGATGGAACAACTTTTATTTACCAAATATTAAGAAAATATGGCACCGGTGCATATAATGGTGGAGTTGGATTCACTCCAAATTTTGGATTCTCGGATGATCTTTACATTTCAAATGGAAAATTATATTTCCAAGCATATAATAATGGTAGTACAAGTTATGCTGAGATAAATTTTGATTTTGATGGAGATTTAATTTACAGAGCATCAAGTAATTCTAAATCATTTTATGGAGAGCAATTTGTAAACTTTTCTAATACCTATAGTTATGATCAGGGTGCAACAGGTTATTCACTTGCAACTATCCCAAGTGCATTTGATGTAATTGTAACTTGTAATGGTAATAATGGTCCAGTTATGCTTCTTTTACCTCCTCCTGTTCCTGGCAGAAAAGTTACAGTAATTAATAGATCTACATCAGCGTGGACTTCTATTAGAACTTTTAATAGGACTAATCATAAAATATTAGGATTAATTCCTAGAGGAACAGTAAGCACTTCTACATTTACGGCAACTGCTGGACAAACTACATTTTCAACTTCTTATGATGTTGGATATATAGATGTTTATGTTAATGGTGTTAGATTAACATCTGGGGAATACACTGCAACAAATGGTACATCTATTGTATTATCAACCTCTTGTTTTGGTGGGGAAAAAGTTGATATTAAAAAAATTGAAAAAGAACAAATAAAAACAACCGATAGTACGATTGGAATTGGTAACGATCCTATATCATACAATCCCGACTATGCAAATATCCAATTGTTGGCAATTTCATATAATAGATGGCAAGTAATTAGTTCTTTCCCCTCATTAACTAGAGATAGAACTGGATGGGTATTTAGTAGTTGGGATACTGTATAAACAAACCATAAATAGTAAAAAATCTTCTAGAAATGTCATATAATAGGGAATTATCACAATTTGCATCATTTGTAGAAGTTGGAATTTCTACTATAGGAATTACTACCTCTGTTGGTATAAACACAACTACACCTAAATCATCACTTCAAGTAGATAATTTTTTGACTTTTGAATCATTTGAGAAGCAAACTACATCAAAAACAAGAACTTTATTAGATACTTTTTCAGTCTCTAATTTTAGTTCTAAGAAGTATCAAATTCATATAACTTGTCCAGGACAAATAACTTCTCTTGGTGGTATAACAACTGGTGGTAGGGGATATACTGAAGGAACATTTAATGTTGGGTTAGTGACAACCTCTGGAACTGGATCTGACGCAAAAGGTACTGTTACAGTGCGTAATGGAGTTGTTAATGAAATTTCTATTTCTTCTCCAGGAACTGGATATACTTCTGGAGATGTATTGACTGCATCTGGAGGAGCTGGATTTAGAATTTCTGTTGCCACTACAGATGTTAGTGGGGGAATATCTTCATTAAGTTCTATTGTAAATTCTGGATTTGGATATACCTCTGGTGTTGGTGTAGGTACTACAACTTTAACATTTGTTGGTGGTAATGGATCCGGTGCTATTGGACTTGCTACTGTTTTTGATGGAGTAGTTACTGAAATATCTCTTTTACCACAATCTTCTAATGATAATTATTATTCCGGTTCAAATTATACTACACAATCTATTATATCGATCAATAGAAGTGATTTAAAAAAAGTTATAAGTCAAATAAATGGTGACCCAATTTCTGGAGTTTCTACACTTACAACATTAACATCTCACGGATTTAATGTAGATGATATTGTTCGTTTTCCCTCCAGTTCAAGCAACTTACAAATAGATGGAAATGTTGATTATTATGTGTTGTCCATTCCTTCATCTACAACTTTTACAATTGGAACTTCTACTGGAATTGGAACTTATGTAGGATTTAATACTGCAATTGCTGGTGTTGCAGGAACTATTTCTGCTACATCTGGAATTATTACCGGAATTACAACAACTAGTATTTCTATTGGACAATATGTAAAACCGATTGATAATATAATTTCAGTTGGGACAACAGTTACTGCATTGGGAATTGGAAGTGTATTTATTAATCCATCATCAATAAATGTTGGTTCTGAAGAGATTTCTTTTGATTTTGGAAGTTATACCTTTGCAGATTTATCAACTGAAATTTATAGGCAAACCTCTACATCTGGAGGTGAAGTTGACTTTCTAAATACTATAGATTCTGTGGAATCTAATTATCAAATTTCCGAAATAACAGTTAATCATTTTGAAACTGGTGCAAGTATTTTAGAAAATTCTACATTGATGAGTGGAGAGTCATTAGGGAATTTTGATGTTGAAGTTCAAAATTCAAATGTAAGATTGTTCTTTACTCCATTGTATCCAAATACAACAATTAAAGTTATGATAAATGGAATTTTAGAATGAACTATGGTCTTTCAAACAATTCAATTTTAAAGTTTAAATAATCATGACAAACATAGTTTTAGAAAAAAGTAATCTTGGTTTAGATTATCCAAGTCGTCTCCCCACTTTAAATATTGATTTTACTCATGAAAGATTAGATCCTCGTATCAGTTTCTCTAGAAATAGTATTGGAACTAGAGTAAATCGTTTTGGGTATATTGAGCAAATAAGTGCAAATAAACCTAGATTTGATTATGATCCCATAACAAAGCAAATGAATGGTTTGTTAATTGAAGAGCAAAGAACGAACTTGATTAATTATAGTGCCAATCTTGCATCTTGGACGAATCCTGGTGGTGGAACTGTTACTGCAAATACTACAGAAACTTTAGCACCAGATGGTACATATAGTGCAACAAAGATATCTCCAAGTCCTGGAACAAATTATGCAAATGGATATATTATATCAAATGCTTTTGGTACATATACACCAGGTGATACTTATAGTCTTTCCTTTTACATTAAAAGTGGAGGATCAAATGCAACCAGTTTTGCTATTATAGCAAATGATACTACATCGGCAGATCAAACATTTTGGATTACTGGCATTCCAATTGACCCGAAACAATCCTATAGTTATAATAGTGTCGGTAGTAATTCTATCCCATCTACACAAATTTCAAATTTAGGTAACCTGGAAAGAATACAATATCCTAATGGTTGGACAAAATTTATACTTTATGATTTTACAATAAGCAATACTGCAACTTGTAAAGACTTAATAATACAACATACTGGATATGTGCCAATTATTGGTTCTCCATTATCTACAATGTACATTTGGGGGGTTCAATTAGAAAAAGGTAATTTTCCTTCTTCTTACATTCCAACATCTGGTAGTCAAGTTACAAGAAATTCGGATTCAGTTAAAATATCTAGTAATGATTTTTCTTCATTTTTCAATTCAAATGAAGGTACAATTATTTTGACTGGAAGAAGTAATGAGAGTAGAAGTGAAAAAAGTGTTGGTGAGACAAGAAGATTTGTAGAATTGAGTGATGGTACTTCTTCCAATAATATATTTTTGGGATTTACTACTCCAAGAACACAATTAAGTGTAACAAAGTCTTCTAGCATTACTAGTAATGTAATTAACTTTGCAACCACTAACACACAATCTAATAGAAATTTTATTACACTTATAGATCCTTTTGGAGGATATACATTCCTAGAAACAAAATTGCCTCATGGATTAAAAATAAATGATATTATTAGAGTTTCAACTTCTTCTAATGGAATGTTGGTAAACACTAATTATTATGTTTCTAATGTTGATTCACTTACTAGATTTAGTTTGGGGACTTCTATAGGAAACAGAAATTCTTTTACATATGGTTTTGACTTATCAATTCCATTTTATACATATAGTTCTCTACAAAAAAGATTGAAAATAGCAGGTGCATATAAAAATAATAATGCACAACAGGCAACAAATGGTATATTAGGTTCTGAAGATTTTAATGTTATTTTTCCAGAGACAATTGATGAAATATCCATTGGCGCTGATGGTGCATTAACGGTAGGTAAATTTTTGAATGGGACTATAGAAAATTTTACTTACTATGATTATAGACTTACAAATCAACAATTAGTCAATATGACTGTATAATTTTTACATACATAAAAGTAATCGGATTCATAAAAAATGTCTAATTTAATAGGAAAAGATCCAAATCAAATTCCAACTAATGGTATGTTAGGAAGTATGGCATTTCAAGATGCATCTTATGTTGATGTTGATAGAATAGGAATTGGTACTTATGGTGCAGTTTTAACTTCACCAAATGGAACTAGATATCGATTATTGGTCGATAATAGTGGAAACCTATCAACGACTTCAGTTTAGAAGAAATAATAAATACAAAAATAAGTTAACTTTTTAAATCATGTCCATTATACATTCAACTAGTATTACTAATCTTGAAGTTATTGATACTGGTTACAATATTGTTTCAAAAATTGTTGTAAAATGGACTTCTTATGACGATACCGATCCACAGAAAACGACCATTGAATCTGTAGATAAGTATGAAGTAGAAACCCATAATGTATCCCCAGATTCCGATGAATTTATTCCATTTAAAGAATTAACGGAAGAAATTGTACGTGGTTGGATTTCTGATCAATTTAATGATAAATCAATCATACAAAATCATGAGCATTGGATTGATAGTCTTCTTAATCAATCTGATAATTCGCAACCTACTTGGACTATATTTAGTAAAGATGTTCCTTGGTGATTGATTTTTTTTATCATATATGATATAATATGATTTGCTTTAGTATGACTTATAGTAAATAATATATTCTTATGAATTTTACCGTATACTCAAAAGAGAATTGCCCATACTGCTATAAGGTCAAACAGGTATTGGAATTGACAAATAGCAACTATGTGGTTTATAATCTCGGTGAGGACTTTACGAAAGAAGAGTTCTATGCTGAATTTGGGAAAGGATCAACCTTTCCCCAAGTGATTTGTGATGATAAAAAGTTGGGAGGTTCCGTTGACACAATCAAATTCCTCAAGGAACATCAACTCGTCTAACATAAATAAATCAGAAGACCACAGAAACCGTGGCGTTGATTTTATTCTTAATGGAGGTAAAAGAAAGCAGACTCAACCATTTCACATCATCTTTGAGAAGATGGTTTGCTTTCTAAATCGGGAAGTCACCATCTATTTCGAGTTTTCCTTTAAGTCAAGGAAAAGAAAAGTAATTTCCCGGAGAAAGAAAAATGTTAGCAATTAGTTTAGTATTTGGTTCATTCCTGACCGTTTTATTTCTAATTGTTGGACTTTTAGTTGGTTGGACTGCCAGAGAATACATGATGAATTATCGGGAAGTACCAAGACCTCACCCAGAGATGTTTGACGGGCAAGGTAACCTGATACCTGACGAAGTAATTGCATTTAATTTTGACAACTATCATGACTACGAAGACACCAGCGACGAAGACGACGAGTAAGGCAAAGACAACAAAAAAACCTGCCACACAAAGTTTAGATCTTCCAAACAATCCACTCATTTTTGAGATTTTTGATCTTGCATCAAAGCAGAGATCAAAAGCAAAGAAAGTAGAAGTTCTCCAAAAGTATAATCATGATGCTCTGAGAATGCTTTTGATCTGGAACTTTGATGAATCGATTCAGTCTGCACTTCCAGATGGACCAGTTCCTTATTCTGGTTATGCCGAACAGACAACTCAAAGTGGGACTCTTTCTACAAAGATTACGGAAGAAGTCCGTAGAATGTATGAGGTAGGATCTTTCTCAATGGGAGCATCTGATACTGATGGTAAGACCACTCTTCGCAGAGAGTGTAAGCACTTCTATCACTTCATCAAGGGTGGCAATAATGGTCTGACTTCTATTCGTAGAGAGACCATGTTTATCAATCTCTTGGAAGGTCTGCACCCACTGGAAGCAGAGATCGTTTGCCTTGTCAAAGATAAGAAGCTCTCCGACAAATACAACATTACAAAGGAAGTTGTTTCCGAAGCATTTCCTCAAATCGTATGGGGGAATCGTGGGTAAGGGAATCAATATCATTAATGTAGATTGCGATCCTTCTGCCGCCAATGATAAGAGTCTTCCACGAGATTCTTATCTGATTACCTATGGAGACAATGGAGAACAAAAATATGATGTTGTTCAGGGTCTCCAATCAGATATTTTTGACCAGTATTGGGATAAGTATCGTGATGTAAGAGGACTTAAATGGACAGAGGGAACAGTGAACCCTAAGATGTGGGGTTATAAACCAAACGAAAAAAAGAAAAAGAAATGAATGAGGAAAATCTTAGAGATCAAATAAATCAACTGATTCGTAATGAGATCCAAGAGAACATTAATGAGTTCGTTGATATGAAAGACGAAGAAAGAAAATCTGGACTCGGATTTGTTGGTTCGGATGACAATAAAGACCTCACTGTAAGAATTCCTAATAAAGAGATTGATAAGATCATCAAGGAGTATAAGAAGATAAAAAAATATCACAAGTCATCTTTGTTTGAGATTAAGAAGCTAAACCAAAAGTGACTTTTGTTTCCCGGAATCGTCGGAAAAAATCCCGGCAAAATTTTGGGTCTGTAAGGTTTTGTATCATATTTTACAGAACTCACTTGCTAAATAATCTCAACAGGGGTATAATACCCTTACGTTCATCCTATGATTTTACCTCTCCTACTGGCACTTGCCCAACCAGAACCAAAAATGCTTCTCACTTGTGAGCAGTTTGAGTGGTTATCTGAAAGGACAATGAGAACCGAATCTCTTTCTGTATGGAAGAAGATTGAGTTTATTGCTAGATATGCAGACGGGACTGATCCTGCCTGTTTCCCAGAGGTAGAAGAATAGGACGCAAGTAGGACGACGCGGAACGGAATGCCTATGTTCTTTTATACTTATTACTCATACGAACCATATGGTCGTGGATATATCGGTTCTAGGGGGTCTTCTGTAGAACCCTATAGCGACCCGTATATGGGCAGTTATACGGACGATACTTTCAGTCCCACTGAAAAGATTGTCTTATCTACCCACGCGAGCAGGGAAGAGGCACACTTAGCAGAAATAAAACTCCACGAGTTTTTCTCTGTTGATGATAATAAACATTTTGCCAATAAAGTAAAATCAACTAGGGTTGGTTTATGTTCCTATGGTATGGTTCGTGTGAATAATGGAGTAGAAGAAAAACTAGTCCATAAAGACCAAGTTCCTAGTGGTTGGGTAAATGGGAGATTGGTAAATCCAACTTCTTATATGAATACACCTGATAGGTATATTAACGACGAAAGAAGAGGTTCTCTTTATAAAACCTTCTTGGAGGATGTAAAGAAAGACCCATCTATCTTGGACATACCTATCAGGGAACTTGGTAGAATGTATAAAACTAGCCACACTTCTATTCGTAGGTGGAAAAAAACTAGGTCGTTCATTCGCTATTCGCAAATAGCGAACGCAAACGCCGCCCGAAGGAACGGGATTTAACCGTCTCATTTCTTTGGAGTAAAACCATGTCTAAAGTCGTTTATCGTGGTCAAGCATACGACACTGTAGAGCGTCGTGAGCAAAGACAAGCACAACAGCAACCTCAACAGCACAACGAAGCCTATCGTGGCATTAAGTTTGTCAAGGAGGACAAGTGATGCAGAAACTCAATTTCCTTCAACTCATTAAAGAGCAGAAGCAAAAAGAAGAGAAGCGTCATAAGGCAGTTCTCTGCATGGCGGGTCACTGCCAGGTAGGTAAAAAGTGATTGCTTTGATTGCTGGCATCGTCGGCGGATCAACAGCATTCATGCTTCTAATTTATGCTGAAGTACTATTGCTGAGTAAGTAATGCAAAATTACACATATCATTATGATGATATGGATAAAGATAACAGACCACCTGCCTGTTATCAGTTAAAGTACAGAGGTTGCAACTATTGGTCATGCTACCTTGTTCATTTGGACGAGTGGTTTGATAAACTACTAAAGTTTGAGGGAGATTGACTCTCCCTCTTTTTTTGTGTATAATGGTGAGAGAGAAATCTATTCTATGGACAAAGACAAACTAAAACTGATTGTCCGTAATCTTGAACTGTTGGTTGATTCTCTGAAAGCAGAAATTTATTCTGATACTCAAAGTTACTTAAAGTATCAGGACTCAACACTACATGATTACGACGAAATCTTTGAGGACGATGATGGATACCCAGATTAAAGAGGAACAAAAATGAGTGTAAAACTGATCAGTGTGACGCCCGATGCCGAAAAGACGATGGCATATGTGGCACGAGTGTCAAATCCAGCAAACCAGGAGAATGATAACTATGCTGGACTTTTGCGTTATTGTATCAAGCACCAACATTGGAGTGTGTTTGAGCAGGCATTTATGACTTTGGAGATTGAGACGAATCGTGGCATCGCAGCTCAGATTCTGCGTCATCGTAGTTTCACATATCAAGAGTTTTCCCAGCGTTATGCAGATTCTTCTTTGATTTCTGATTATATTCCTGTGCCTGATTTGCGTCGTCAGGATACCAAGAATCGTCAGAACTCCATTGATGATATTGGTGAGTATGAGAAACTGCAATTGCAAGGTAAGATTCAGGAGCATTTTGCGGAGGGTATGCGCCTCTACAAGGAACTTCTTTCTCACGGAGTAGCAAAGGAGTGTGCTCGCTTTGTACTGCCTCTGGCGACCCCCACACGCATTTATATGTCGGGTTCTGTTCGCTCATGGGCACATTATATCTCTCTGAGATCTGCTAATGGCACTCAGAAGGAGCACATGGATATTGCCAATGAGTGTAAAAAGGTGTTTACCGAACAATTCCCCACAGTCGCAGAAGCACTGGAATGGGTCTAAATATCATTATCTTGAATTCATAACAATGGCAACATACCCCGTAGTGAATAAAAACACTGGTGAGCAAAAAGAAGTTGTGATGAGTATTCACGACTGGGACCAGTGGTTAAGTGATAATCCAGATTGGACAAGAGATTGGTCTGATCCTTCCACCGCACCAATGGCAACTGATGTCGGTGAGTGGAGAGATAAACTAATTGCAAAAAATCCAGGATGGAATGAAGTGCTTGCAAAAGCATCAAAAGCACCAGGCGCAAAAAACCTAAAGATCTAATATGGCAAGAAGAAAAAGAGCATCTGCAGAGCAACCCATCGGGGTTGGACTCACGACAAAGCAGATGAAGAGGAAAAAACCTCTGAGTTCTGACTATTTGGTTGAAATTGATCCACTTACCGACAATCAAAGAAAACTTTTTGAGTCGTATAAAGACCAGAAGCACTTAGTTGCCTATGGTTGTGCTGGAACTGGTAAAACGTTTATCTCTCTTTATAATGCAATTCGTGAGGTATTAGACGAAAGAAGTCCTTTTGAGAGAATTTATCTTGTTCGTTCTCTTGTGGCAACTCGTGAGATTGGATTCCTTCCTGGAACCTATGATGACAAATCCGATATTTACCAGATTCCCTATAAGAATATGGTAAAGTACATGTTCCAAATGCCTTCTGATGCAGACTTTGAGATGCTTTATGGCAATCTCAAATCACAAGAAACCATTAAGTTCTGGTCTACTTCCTTCCTTCGTGGAACCACACTTGATAATGCTATTGTGATTGTTGATGAATTTCAAAACTGCACAATGCATGAATTGGATTCTATCATTACTCGTATTGGTGAAAATTCCAAGATTATCTTCTGTGGTGATGCAACTCAATCAGACTTGCAAAAGACGAATGATCGTAATGGAATTGTAGATTTTATGTCCATCTTGCGTAAAATGCCATCTTTTGATATAATTGAGTTTGGAGTTGATGATATCGTTCGTTCTGGTATCGTTAAAGAATACATTGTTGCTAAAATGGAAGCAGGTTTTTAATGTTTAATCATGTTGATATTAGTCTTCCTCAACTTGAGAGGGAGACTATTGATGGAGTAAGATATTACTCTGTTCCCGATGAAGATGAACTCCTTCGACTGGTCTCCATTACATCGGTGACCAGTCATTTTAATAAGGAGATTTTCGTCAACTGGCGGAAGAAAGTTGGTAATGAAGAAGCAGACCGTATCACAAACGCAGCAACAAGTCGTGGTACGGATATGCATACTTTGGTAGAACATCACCTTAAAAACGAGGATCTACCAAAAGTCCAACCAATCTCCGATTTTCTCTTTAAGATCTCAAAATCAGACTTAAATCGTATAAATAATATTTACGCCCTTGAAGGGTCCCTATATAGTAAGCAACTGGGCATTGCTGGGACCGTTGATTGTATTGCCGAATATGACGGCGAACTAGCAATAATCGATTTTAAAACTTCTAAAAAACCAAAACCACGCAAGTGGATCGAACACTATTTTGTACAGTGCATGGCATATGGTTGTATGCTGTACGAACTGACTGGTATCTCAGTCAAAAAACTTGTAATCATCATGGCTTGTGAAAATGGAGAATGCGTCGTCTATGAAGAACGAGACAAATCAAAGTACATCAAACTTCTCACCCAATACATTAGAAAGTTTGTTAGAGATAAACTGGAACTCTATGGAACAGAATAAAGAACTAGAACAGGCAATAGAAAACAAATTTTTGACACCTTCTAGGTTTGCCCTAGAGATTGAGAAAATTGTTGCGGAAGAAAACATCAATTATATCGATGCCATCTGTCACTATTGCGAAATCAATAGTCTTGAGGTAGAATCAGTAGTGAAACTGATTTCTAAACCCCTGAAGGAACGACTAAAGTGGGATGCAACTCGTCTCAACTTTATGAAGCGTACTTCTAGGGCAAAACTACCACTATGATTTCCCGTGATGAATTAATGCACCATCGCCTACAAGCATGGTTGCGTGAGAATAAATGCGATGATATTGAGTATCTTGGTGAATATGAAGATACTCTAGGAATTATGAAACATTGGTATCGCATTGCCGACCATGAAGTCACAGTTGATTGTATTGAAGATCTTGAGTTAGTCGATGCTGAAAGTGACTAAATAATGGTGCTTGTCTGTCGTTATTCAAGCGGAATGGGGTCTTTATGACCCTTTTCTTGTATAAATAACTGTAACGACAGTCAAAGCAGAAATGTATTACGTTTATCTCTATTTGAGAGAGGATAGAACTCCTTATTATGTTGGTAAAGGTATTGGTAGAAGGTGCTATAATCCTCATATTAGAGGTGGCGGAGATATATGCCCTGACGATAAAGACAGAATTAAGATTATAAAATATTTTGATATTGAAGAAGATGCCTACATCTTTGAAGAATGGTTAATCTCTGTCTATGGTAGAAAATGTGATGGTGGTATTTTAATCAATATAAAAGATGGTGGTATTGGTGGCGGTTCAAGTTTGCCATTAGACATAGAGGAAAGGAAAAAATATAAAAGAGAATATATGAGGGGGTATAATAAAAAATACTACCACGAAAACCCCGAAAAGGTAAAAGGGTGGAGGGATAAAAGAGCAGAGAGGAGGAGAGAGACGGAGCGTGCCTGGCGTGCTAAAAACAAAGAGAGATTGAATGCCCGCAAAAGAGAACAATATTGGAAGAAAAAACTTGAAAGTGTAGACAAAGAGTGATATAATACATATAGTTATAATGAAAAAAATTGAGAGTGGCACCATTCGAAGTCTACTGTGAATATCTTGCCCTAAAAAACCACTTTTCAAATCCAAAATACGACTACTTTAAGTATAATAAAAAAGTTCGTGCTACTATAACTTCCTTTAATAAGAGAAAAGATAAGTACTTCTTTGAAAAAACAAGTCGTAAATATAAGGACGAAGAGATTGTTAATTTTTTGGTCGCAAACTTTGTAGAATCTACTAGTGTAAATCAGGTATGGATTGGCGAAATTATCAATTCTGGCGAAAGAAACTACGCCGAATGGACGAAACGACAACAGAGTTTGACCTACTTGTTCAAAGAACAAAGCAACGAATTGTTCTCGGAGAACGAATTAGAGAGTGTTTTCGACTGTTCGAAAGGTCATCCACCCGTTCTAAAAATGTTCCTGGGCGGGAAAATTTCCCTAGAAACCCTAGTGATATATGATAAAATATTCCTGTTCGGGAATAAGTTTGATAAGCAACTTTTGGACCCAGTGTGGGAATCCGTAAGTTTAAAATTAAAAAAATATTCTCCGTTCATAAATATTGATGTGTTCAATTATCGTAAGATTTTGCGGTCTATAATCAATGAGTGACTTTTTCAAATCTGATATTATCCAAGACGAACTGACTGAAATCAATAATCTTCAGGAAGAAATCTATGGCAGTATCCTGACCTTTGGTGGAATGGATGCTGAGACCAAAATGGAACACGTTGAAAAGTTACAGACCTTGCTAGAAAAGCAAAGGATCATGTATACTAGATTGTCTCTTTCAGACGATCCAGAAGCGGTTGAGATGAAAGAGAACCTACGCAAATCAGTGGCACTGATGGGTTTCCCACCAGAGACTGATATGCAAGTTTTATTCGACAGTATGAGAGAAACAATCGAATCCCTCAAGCAATATCTTGACGACTGAGGGCATCCTTGCTATACTATCCGAGTAAATCCCCCGAATCCAAATCAATCCGAGGTAATCCAAATGTCTTTCGCAGACCTTAAAAAGCAATCGAAACTTGGCAACCTGACCGCAAAACTGGTCAAGGAAGTCGAAAAAATGAATAACAATGGCGGTGGTGGTGATGACCGCCAATGGAAACTGGAGTGTGATAAGAGCGGCAATGGTTATGCCGTGATCCGTTTCCTGCCTGCTCCGAATGGTGAAGACCTGCCGTTCGTCAAACTCTATAGTCATGCATTCCAAGGTCCTGGTGGTTGGTACATTGAGAACTCTCTGACCACCCTGGGTCAGAAGGATCCTGTGTCTGAGTACAACACGATGCTGTGGAACAACGGCACCGATGCTGGTAAGGAAGCAGCACGCAAGCAGAAGCGTAAACTGACCTACATTGCCAACATCTATGTGGTCAAGGATCCTGCCAACCCCGAGAACGAAGGTAAGGTCTTCCTGTATAAGTTTGGCAAGAAGATTTTTGACAAACTCACTGCTGCCATGCAACCTGAGTTTGAGGATGAGGAAGCAATCGATCCGTTTGACTTCTGGGGTGGTGCTAACTTCAAACTGAAGGCAAAGAACGTTGCTGGTTATCGTAACTACGACTCTTCTGAGTTTGCCCGTCCTGATGCACTCCTGGACGATGATGATGCCATGGAAGCAATCTGGAAGCGTCAATACTCTCTGGCAGAACTGGTTGCTGCTGATCAGTTCAAGGACTATGAGACTCTGAAGAAGCGCCTTGACTATGTGCTGGGTAATAAGGGCACTCCTCGCTACCAGGATCCCGAAGAGTTTGATGAGGACAACACTCGTGGTTCTGCCCGTGAACTCACCGAAGACCTCCGTGATGAACTGTCTTCTCTGAAACCCACTCGCACCGTTGCCTCTTCTGACGAAGATGAGGACGATGATGCAATGTCCTATTTTGCCCGCCTTGCCGACGAGTGAAGTCTGATTACACAATAGACCGTGTAAGCAAATCCGAAGCCGCAGAGTTACTTCTGCGGTTTCATTATCTTAAGGATGTTTCAAAAAGTTTCAAATCTGGTTACAATTACGGTCTATACAAGAAAAATGACTTTTCACCTCTAAATATTGGAGGCATACAGGGAGTTTGTATCTTTACTGGACTCCCTGTTCCAGAAATTGCTAAAGGTGCGTTTGGGTTAGAACGTCATGAACAACAAGGACTCTTCGAGCTCTCAAGGCTCTGTATCCACCCCGATACTCAGGAACGAGAGTATAATATCACTTCTTGGTTCGTTTCAAAGGCGATTAAAAACC